TATCTCTTATTGCATACATTACCCACCACCACCAAGTGATACTAACTGCAAGAAACATACCTGCCACGCCCATAAAAAACATTTTGGTGTATGTGTTAACATCTACAAGATATAAAATTGCTGCCATTAGAATTGACAGCACTGGCAATACTCTTGCACTCATACTCCAAATGTTAACTTGATTTTCTAATTTTGAATTTGTCCGAAAGGCTTCCATTCTCCAGGATTGCCATTTCTTACGCAGATCCATCCAACGTAGCCAGTAGGTACTGGATTTGTATTCCATATTATATCTCCTAGCACATAGTTACCACCTGAAGGAATATCTGCTCCAGTCTCAAACTTTTTACCTTCGATTCTGATAGGACCAGATGTAGTAATATCAACATCGTCGCCAAAGTTATTTACATTTATTCCTAGTTTACCTTGTACAGTGACTTTGTTTTTTAATTCTATGTTTCCGTTAGATCCTACAATTATTCTATCTGTATTATCAGTAACGATTTTGATACCAGTAGTTGTATAAGTACCAATTTTGAATTGTCTATCTTCTGTTTCGTCTACTATAAATTCATGATCTAGTGATTTTATAGCCAACATAGCATTAGGTTCAGCTGTGCCTACGCCAAGTCTCTGTGAATTTGCATCATAATAAACAAAGTTATCTATTGTTAAACTACCATCAACATTCAAACTTTCTAATGTACCCACTGATTGTAAATTACTTTGTGTAACACTGTTACCTAAACTTGTTAGGTTTAACACAGGCAAATTATCAATCCTAATACATTTTTCTCGGTCAATGTCAATATCTTCTGAGCTCCACAATCTATCAGGAGCGTGTTTATAAACAAACTGTTTGGTATAATCAACACCAGTCCATATTAAACCTTTTCCACTTAGTGATTTATTTTCTGCTTTGAATTCTAACGGTGTTGTTCTTTCATTTCGAATATCGGCACTAATTTCATCAACATGCAATCTACTTGCAGTTATTTCACCTTGTACTGTAAGTGCGCCTTTAACTGTTACAGGATTCATTATGTTCTGCACATTTATATTTTGAACAGCAATACCTTCATTTGTAACAGTTAATGCAGTTTGTCTTGCTTCGTCAACTATTCCGACTGATTGAAAATTGGTGATTACACCACCATTAATTTTATTACCACTTAATCCTCTATCCAGAATCTCTGGTGTAGGTACAGGATTGCTTTGTAGTGCGTCTATTGCGTCTGATAAGGCCTTCAGACCATTTCGTATGTCATGGATATTGCTCATACTAATATTTATCAGTTTATGCGAAGAAGTATGGTATCAGGATTTATACGTCCATTTAATTTTGTATCTGTAGTTTTAATTTCTTCTAGGAATTTGCGTAATTTAACCTTGCCTGCACCTTTGAATTCTTTTAGTTGTTCTTCTGGTTTACGCAGTGTCTTTTGAACACTTTCTTCTTCATTAAACTGTGTAATAGTAGTTCCTTTGACACTTAGTCCAGTGCCTTCTCTACCTGCACCTAATGGGTCAATGATCTTAGCAACATATTTTCCAAGTTTGCGTGTTTTACAATTAAATACCCATACTTCATTTGCTCCTACTACGTCAACAGGATTAACACTTACAATGTTATATTTGTCGTCCTGCTTCTTGTATTTCAGTTTAGCAACCAATTTATCTGCACTCTTAGGTTTAGGCTTGCGTGTTTTTCGGTTTGCTTTGGATTGTTCAATTATAAAATCGCAGGCATCCATTACGGTTTCAAGTGCTGAAATAATCTGCTTTACTTCTGGCTTGGTGATGTTGCTATACCCTTCTTTGAGCTGTTCCCAAAGATCAGCTTCTTTTTCGTTCATATTTTTTAATTGTCCAGCAGTAGGTATATTCAGTACATCTCTATATTCTGCAAGTTCTTCTTCGTAAAAGTCTTTAATTTTTCTTGCGTGTGCTTGAGTAACTTTATATTCGTTGAAATGTTTTTTTACATCAAAACCTTTTGGATCAAATACAGCATCATGCCTGTAATGATCTTCTAACCACTCATCAATTTTTTCAGCGGCTTTTTTTGCTTGTTCGAATATGCGCTCTTGGATGGAAGGAACATATACATTCTTCTTTTCTTTTTCTTCTTCCTTCTTTTCTTCTACAACACCACTGCCTGCTGAAATAGCCATATCAATACGCTTTTTTAGAAACTGCGAGGTAGGAGCAAGTTCACCCATTGTGCCAGGTAGACTTTCCCAATACTGTGCAGCCTTTTCATTGTAGTCCGGCATTCCGCGAAGTAGCATCTTTGCAATAATACCTGCTGTAACGCTTAGTGTAGAGGCTGGTGCAGATTTCGCATGTTTAATTTGGTCTTTGGTATAGTCATTTTCTTTCATCCAAACAAACACGCTCGTATATAAATCTTGGGGCTTAAAGTTTTCGTAATACCAAGCTCTGGCGGCTTCTTTGGCTCTGTGGAATGTTTGTCCATCCCATTCTTCCCAACCTTCCCAACTTGGTTCGACAAGTTTTGATCCGCGCTTAATTCTTGATTGTGCTCTAGGCTGTTTCTTTTTGGTCTTTACACCTTTGAGTGCAGTCAACGCCATTTGATTCTCCTACAAAAATATAAAGTATATATTAGAAATGCAAAAAGTCAACCTCTTTTTGACTTATGCGTGTTCACCGCCGGGGTCATTGTCATCAAGATAGACTTTGTATGGATTCCCATGTTTATCATGGTGAATTATATAACCCCTGCTTCTACCATACGAATGATAGGTTCCAAATTTCCATTTAGTTTTTTCTGCTACTTTAAATGTGCCTACTGTAATAGCAATAGCACCTAGCAAAAGCAAATGTCCTATTGCACTAATACCAAAAGCAGTCCAACTACCTACAAGAATAGCAAATACAATACACCACATCCATGCCAATACTTGCATTATCATATGTCGTGTATTCAAATCAGGTATGTGCCGCAACGGATTACTATTATGATCCATTACAGAATTCCAGCTATTGTAAATGAATTCTCTCATTAGATTTTTTCTCCTATATCAAATCCTCGGAACGTTTTGAACCTAGGAAACCTAAGTGAATAAGTACCATCTTGATTTTTTGTAATAGCATCTGCTCTAACCTCTACAAGTTGCCCAATAAGTGAGCTACGATGATTCCAAAAATTATCACGATCGCTGTCACTAAACCCGCTACCGCAATTGACTTGGACCATTCGTCCGTCATCTTCTCCAGCGCATACCAACGCCCCAAGACGTCCTTCGTTTCTTCCTGTTCCTTCTTCAACATCTTTCACCTCTAATGTTACTTCAATAAATGGCTTTGCTTTAAGCCATGCATGAGTACGTTTGCATTCATAAGGAGCATCAACGTCCTTAATCATAACACCTTCATAACCACCGTCTACAGCCGCTTTATTAAGCTCTACAAAGCGTCTTTCACCTTCGGGAGTACTAAGGTCTACATCTTCCCATTCAAGTGCTTGTACGTGCTTTAAAACGCTTTCATTTTCTAGTACCCAATACTTGACTAGGTTACTGCGATAAGTTTGTGGTTTATCCCATAAACCTTTTTGAAAGTCTGCTAATGGAATAAAGTCAAACAAGTGTAGAACAGCATCTTCACTTTGTACATTATCTTTACGATGTACTTGCTTCATAAGGTCTTGAAAGTTAGCACTCATTACTTCACCGTCTAATACACAGTCATATGGTGCAGGTTTCTCTGCAAGTACTTGTTCAATCTCTGCAATAATATGAGGGAAGTTATGAAACTGTTTGCCATTACGACTAAACAATTCTACTTTACCTTCACGACATACTGCTAGTACACGAACACCATCAAGTTTGATTTCAATCTGCTTCTTGCCAGTCATTTTCTTTTCATGTTTGGCACTGTCATGAGCAAGAGCACATGTAAACACAGGCACAGTACCTGGTACTACTTTGTTAACAGTCTTTTCACTTACACCACAACGTAGGTCTTTGATAAGAATTCTACGATACCAACCATTCCATTGTTCTGCTGTTGCAGAACTCATCACAAGATTAATAGCATCACGTGCCGCATGGCCTGTAAGTTCTCGTGCAATTAATTTGTCTGCAAGTTCTTTAAAAATTTTCCATTCACAACCTTGTGCAGAAATTACTTCATCCTTTGTAGGTACTTGCTTAACTCCAAATGTAACAAGTGGATCAAGTGCCATAGTAACACCTTCAAAGAACTCTGGAAGTCCTTCATCATGTGCTTCTTTTAGGATTGCTTCTTTGCCCAAACGTGAATTATCTGCTTCAAGTTTAGCAATAATATCTTGTGGTTGTGTTCTCATTTTGTGCCTCTCACTATTAATTATATACATACTATACAGTCACAATAGGAGTTTGTCAACCTTTTTGGATATTAAATACAATATGGAACGAATTTTGGACATATTACTTTGGCCTTTTAGAAAATTTTACGATTGGTACAAATTTAGAAAAAGACTGAAGCAACTAAGGAAAAAGGATCCTTTTATCTATAAATGATTACATGGGGAATTAGTGGCAATAGTCACGATGCATCTCTTGCTGTATTCACAAATAAAGGACTGGAATTTGCCAGTCAATCTGAGAGATTCAGTGGCATAAAAAATGATGCACATTTAAATCAAAAACTTGTTGACTATGCCCGTCAATGGGGAGAACCAGACGAAATTGTTTGGTATGAAAAACCTCTAAAGAAAACTTGGCGTCAGTTTCGTGCTGGTCAAGGCATAACACTTGCTGAAAATAATATAAAAACGTATTTACAACAATGGAACATTAACGCACCTATCAAAACTGTTGATCACCATCTGAGTCACGTAGCAGGAGGATACTACACAAGTCAATTTGATGATGCTGTAGTACTTTGTATTGACAGCATAGGAGAATTTGAAACTATTACAGTTTGGCAAGGCAGCGGTGATAAACTAACAAAAATATATTCGCAAAACTATCCCCATTCTATTGGTTTGTGGTACAGTGCTATGACACAACGTATAGGACTTAAACCTAATGAAGATGAATATATTCTTATGGGCATGGCCGCTTATGGTGACAGTAGATATTATAGACATCAGATCATGCACGACTTTTTCGAAAGCATCAAATTACCAATCAAATTCAAACAAAACTTACATAGAGGTTGTCGAACCTGGCGTAGTGAACTCAACGATGATCACAACTTTAACATAGCCGCAGGAACGCAGTGGGTTTATGAAACTGTGCTTGAAAATATAGTTGAATGGTGTAGTAAAAATACAACAAGTAAGAATATTGTGTTCATGGGTGGGTGTGCTTTGAATTGCTCTGCAAATCATATTCTGTTAAAATACTTTGATAAAGCATGGATTATGCCAAACCCTGGAGACAGTGGAAGTGCTATTGGTGCAGTTCTTGCACACAAAAAGATGCACATGGAATTCAAACATGCCTATTTAGGATATGAAATAAAAGGAGAATACCCTGTCAAAGAAACAGTCAGCGAACTCAAGAAAACGGGAATCGTGGGTGTTGCGAATGGCCGGGCGGAGTTTGGCCCTAGGGCTTTTGGCAATCGTAGTTTACTTGCTGATCCACGAGGTGAGGATATTAAACGCAGAGTCAACGACATTAAAAAGCGACAACAATTCCGTCCTTTCGCCCCCGCAGTGCTCGCAGAACATTACCACGAAAATTTCGAAGGACCTGCCAATAGTTATATGCAGTTTACCGCCCGTTGCAA